GAAGAGTATAAAGAGTGTGACGGGCTGGTCCGGGATGTGCTGTGCGATGAAAGTGTTCATACGATCATGCTCGCGAATGCAGAATTGTTTGTGACTCACGTCGGAAATAAATCTGGAAATCCGCGGACAGTGGATCAGAACGGAGATGTAAATGAACGCTACATTAAACTGGCATTCCTCGGAATAGCTCGGAGACTTGGAAAACTCTCAACAATGGCGGAATATCACAAGTACGTGAAAATGGCGGTCTATGGGGACGACAATATCATTGCTATCAAGCCGGAGGTTTTGGACTGGTTCAACATGACTTCAATTTCTGAGTTCCTTGCTGAGCATGGGATCACTTATACTGATGCACTGAAAACTGGACAGTTGCGCCCTTACATTGATCTTGCTGAGATGACGTTTTTAAAACAACATTTTAGGAATCATGAGAGTGTGACTGGAGTTAAAGTGCCGATTATGAGTGAGACCACCATCTTGGAACTCTTGAATTGGACTCGTGTTGCTCCGGATCAGGACGTCTTGCTTGAGAGCAATTGTAATGATGCCCTCAGGTTTGCCTACTTTTACGGAAGTGAATATTTCAACGGACTACGGAATAAGGTTGTGGCGGCATTGAAAGGAGCGGGTAAAACTCTCCGGATTATGACATACACGGATTTCCACTATTGGTTTCTTTTTACGATTGGGAAACTCCCCTTTGCTAAGGCACAGGGGTTTTTCCAGGTCGTGGCTAGTAGTGGAAACTCTCGTATGGCTAGATCGATTTCGAAGCTGTTGCAGAAAATACCATATGCAATGTTATCCATGACGGGTTTACTTAATGTAAAGGATAGCAAGGACCGAACAGACAACCGCTATGCTATCGCCATCCCGTCTGGCGAAGGAAAATCTTGGTTATGCCGAAATTACCCCAGTGTTTTTGTCGACCATGACGATATCCTTTTACCTTCAGCTGAAAGGCGAATTAAGGAGAGAGGACTCGACTGGAACTATTTGTGGGAAATGCTAGAGGAAGATCTCCAGAGCGATGATCGGAGGATACTTCTCGTGCATCACCCAAATAATACCAGAAGACAAATTCTGGGGTGCTATAAGCTACCCAAGCCATGTTACATACGGGCTAACTTTTACCAACGCTTGCGTTTGGGAGAAGCAAAATGTATGGAGCGTGAGGAACGAAACAAGGAAATACTGACCCTGGCTCGATCAACGGAACCTAGTTTGTTCTAGGTGCGGAATAACCGCAAACACCACTATGTATGGAAATCCATTATAGTGCGTAAACAACAATCAACGACAGTGTGAATGACGGCGACTAAATTTTAAGGCCCTAAGCCACCCTTTTTCATG